ATTTTTATAAAAAATATTTTTAAATTTTTAAAAAAAAAAAAAAAAATTTTAAAAAAAAAAAATCCCCCCCGGAGGGGGAGATTTTTCGTTCTTGTAATTTACGGGCCTGATTAGATACCAGTTACTACGAACGTTGAAGCATATAACGCAGCGCGATCTGTAGAGGTTGGAGTTTCAAAGCCTGGGATAGTACTTAGCGCGTAACGCGTTTTGCAAATAATTCCATTCATGCCAGTTTGTGAGTTGATCACTTTAGTGAAGGTCAATGGAATATATGACGCAAAGTAACCCATCGCATCTCGACGGTCTTCACCTTTATACAACAATGTCGCATACTCAAAGTCGGTGTAAGGATCAACGACTACGCGTAAACGACCATCTAAAGTACCTACGAAACCAGTTAATACGCCAGTTTTAACGATGTCTGAACCGATGTGACCGTGTTCGAATGAATCTAATGAAGCTAATAAGTTAGCTACGCGAGATGAACATAATAACACGTTTGCTTGGCCACGGTTTGTGCGACGCGCAATTGCTGAAGCTTCGTGCGCAATTTTGAATGCTAATTCGCGAGCGATGTCGATTGTACGTAAGATACCGCTAGAAGCTTGAACCGCTGTAGCATCCCAGTCAGGTAATTGAGTAGCGTGAGTATTAACGAAGTTAACTACGTCTGCGTCGATGTCAGTTTGGATTTCTGACGCCATCAAACGCATCATCTCGTCGTCCGCTAATAAACCATGTTGTGATTTAAGATCTTGGTACATCTCTAAGCTGTACTCGCCGTGTAACGCACGAACGATAGCTTCTACTGGTTTTTTCACAATACGGAAACCAACGTAGTTGATATCTGGGCGTTGTTCGTCAGCTAAGTTAGCTAATGAGAAGTTACGGATAATTTTTGGATATGAAGCTACGTTTGTATAAACTGCTTCGATTTGGTAAGCACCTAAAGTATCACCAACTTTTTTACGACCACCTTTCATAGTAACTACTACGTAGTTGCCTTCTTTGTGAACGATAGTTTCGCCAGCTAACACATCATCTTTAGCTTCAGCCGCTTCGCGGTTTAATTTGTAAAGGATAACTTGTACGCGTTCATCTTTTGGTTTTGCGCGATATTCGTTAACCATTGCATAGATGTATGCAGTTGGGGTAGCCATTGGTTGAACACCTAATAACTCGTTAGCGATTAAACGTGGATAAACGTAACGGATTAAAGGTAATAAAATTGGAGTGAATGTAGCGATATCTTGTGAAACGGTAGATTCGTTTAATTCTTGATCTTGCGCGTTAGTCGCATTTTCAAGTAATTTACCAAGTACCATCTTTTCAGATTCGTTTAATGCTGGATAACGTTCTGATTCAAGTAATGCACCTACATCTTGACTGAATGTATTCATTCGGAAATTTCCTCTTTTTGTTTACGTAATAAAAATTCGTTTATTATTTATTGAGTTGTATTATTTATTAAATTTGATACAACCCAATTGTTCAATTTTAATTATTTATTGCTTATGGAGATTATAGCATATGACCAGGAACTGAAGTTTTGTGTTTCGGTAAACCAGTAACTTCGTTAAGTTCAACAGATTCATTCATACCTTGTAACTTGAAGAAGATATCATCTTCGCTACGATATACGTTAAATCTAATTGAGTTAACTTTACTCCAAACTTCAACGAAATTAACGCCTAGTTTCTTTTCGATATCTTTGGTTTGATTAATAATCTTAATGATCTTATCATAAGAACTCTTATCAATCCCTGCGGATGAAGCGAAAAAGCCAAAAGATCCAACGGTTTCATCGATCTCTACACCAAAGAACTTAGCGATAGCTCGGGCTTTCTTACGCATTCTATCTTCTGAAGCTTCGTTAAGAGTATTAGTCGCTTCGTTCGCTGCGCTTGATTCGTTTGCTTCACTCATTCCACCAACGTAGAATAGGATGCTATCTTCTTCGTCTTCGAAATCGATCAATACTGACATTTCTGGGTTATCAAAAGTCATTTCATAGAAACCGAATGCCGCCGGATCGCTTTGAGATCGTTTAAAGGCGTTAACGATTTTGATAAAATCTTTTTCGGTAATCTCAAAAGAAGCGCCCATTAAAGCTTTGTAAGAGCTTGGAGTTTCTTTGAATTTAATACCTAACGATTTAGCCGCAGTTTGAGCTAACTTAAGAAGCTCAGATTTTGAAGATTCGTTCATTTTGTTGGCCGCACGAGTATTGAGTGCTTCGTTCGCTTCGTTCGCTTCATTCATTTCCATATCAGCTTCAGTGGACAGGTATAAAGCGAAACCACCAGGAAGCATGAAACAGATATAACCTTCTTCGAAATCCCATTCGATATCGTCGATACCATGAGCTTCCGGGTCTTTAAGAGCTTTCGCTTTGCGAACTACTGAACGAAGTTCTTTTTCTTTGATTTGGAAAACCGGAGATTTAGGATCACTAAAGGTATAGTTATCCATTGTTGGGATTACACCCAACAATTTCCCGATTCTAGCGGCCTCCGCTTTGAATTCATTTTTGTTCATTTTAGCCCCTATTAGATCATATAAGAAGGAACTTTTAAGAAACGGTTAACTTTAGGAGCTTCGGGAGCCTCAGATTCGTTGATCACTTCGACTTCTTCCGATTCGTTGATAGCCGCACCAATTACTGGAACTTGAACGCCACGTTCGCCTTCGCGACCAGTTTGAGCTTTGGCTGGGGTATCTTTAACTTCACCCGCCATACCAGGATTGTCGTTAGTTTGAACGTCTGCGTCTAACACAGAACCCACGAAATCGTCGCGACCGTTGTTAGCTAATAAGTCGATGATACGTGGAGATTCTTTCTCACCGGAAGCATAATAACCAGATGGATCGTTATCCACTACAGTTGAGCTAACGTCTTGGTGACGATGGCCACCGATATCTTCGTAACCGCGCAATACATCACGTAACGTGTATTCTGCGCGTTCTTCTGCGTAACGATCATATTCATCATCTTCTGGGCGGAAGCCGCGAGCACCATCGTTGCCGTATGGCGCATCAGTGTGGCCTACACCAAGTTCAAATTGACGAATGGTATCGCGTAAAATTTCGATTTCTTCGTTAAGATCTTGGATTTCTACATTTTTAGAACGAAGAATTCCTACAAGATTCTCCATTAGTGCTTTATCAGCCATTTCATTATCCTCTAAGTTTTCAGTTGTATGAATTGCTTCGTCTTCTTCGCTTTCAAAAACTCCACTCATAGTGGCAGATTGATCGCTTGGATTGGTTACAATGTCAAAAGTGATTAAGTTGAATTCTTTTACTACTCTATCTGGACCTACGTTTCCGCTGGCGCGGGAACTTACGGAGATTTTAACGCCGTGGCGGATCATAGATTTGATAGTTTCTGCTTGTGGGGTATCGAAGATTACCGCTTCACCCATTACGTAGTCACCTTCGATCCACAATTTGGTGATCTTGGCGACGGCATTTTTAGGGTCTACGGTTAAGCGACCTTTTGGATGCTCCCACTCCATCAAAGTGTTGATAGTACCATTCTCAATTTGGGTTTGATATTTCGCGACTTCGCGTTCCCAAAGAGCTCTTGGATAGATACGTTTGTTGTTATTTATCTGTTCGATGGTAGCGAATTTACCGCGAATATAGAAGAACTTTTCTTCGTCTTGGATTCCTTCAACAAGTTGGAATTCATGCAATTCGCTTTCGCATAAAGCATTTAATGCATTTTGATCTTCGTTAATGATTTCCGGATTCATTAGTTGACCTTGTGTTGCTATATTTTATGATTGTTATTTATATTTAATTCTTACGTTTTTTGCGATTTCTGCGATCGTCTTCAACTAAAGTGAGTTCGTCGCCATTGATCGCTTGTTTAAACTCTTCAATATTTAATTGATAGAGGTTTTTGGGTAACCCGGATTTTAGGTAAACTCGATAACAAGATCTTGGGAAATTCTTCTCTCTTAAACGATTAAAGAATTTGTTACGTTTAATATTAGAATCTAACAATAAAGTTTCCTGATCTTTTAAGAACTTGTTCAACAACTTGAGCAACTTCTTCTTCCCAATCTTATCCAACCAGTTGATATTGAAGCAAAGGTATCTGGATTTCGAACTTCTAAGAACCAACGCCGTTGGCGTCTTATCCCAACGTTTTGCGGTTTGCGCTTGATATCCGTCAATGCGACAAATCATTCCGGTAGTCATTTTGGTGACTTTCTTCAATTTTTCGTCTCCCGGCGAATATTATGAGTCAATGCGTCAAAAAGATCGTTAGCATCTAATTTGAAAATTCTTGGCTTCGCCAAAGCTTTGCGATGATAAAGTCGATAAGCTTTCTTAGTAAATCTAAATCTTCTAATTGCCCTAATAATCGGGATCATCTCTAATCTGGATTTGTTTTGGATATCTTTACTTATAAGAAAATTCATCAATTTCGTTTTTTCGTATCGACTCAACCAGTTTACGTTAATACCAAATACGTGATGTTTATTCGAACGAATAACAATCACAACTGGGTTAATATCGTAGGTCTTTGGAGTTAACGCGATGTACTCCGTAAAGATGAAATTTCCTGGAAGAAACGCAGTGGTTGCGGTAACCGCTTTCTTTGTGCGCTTCCAAGATCTTACTAATTCTTTACCCGCGGAGGCGCTTGGAACGAACGCTTTGATAATAGTATCCGCTAGAGACATTAACCAAAGCTCCCAAATACATCATCGATTTTAGTTTTGGAAGTTTTCTCTTTTAGAGGATTTTCCGACACTACTAATTGCTCTTCTTCTGAGAAATTTTTAATATCTTCAGCGTGCGAGTTTTGGTGACCGAAAAATTGATCAATCCCTTCCAAAGTTTTAATGGTAGGAGCTTCAATCCTAGAATCATTTTGAAGAACTAAATCTACCGCGGAGCGGTCAAACGAGTAAGATTTTAAACTTAATTGATAACAAGCAGGAGTATTAGAATAAACAAATTTATTATTAACTCCAGGAACATGCAATTGACAATCCGTAATCTCCATCAATTTTCCGTTAGGGAAGACCAACAAATTCGAAATGATCTCTTTCGGGTGAATGTTACCGTTTTGATCTTTTAGTGGTTCCAAAGATTTCAAACTGACGAAAACCTGCAATGTATCGTCATTGATTAAGCCATAGTTATTGAACGCAAATTGCAATCCGTTCGGATATTCTTCGTTTTCTGCGAGTAATACGTAGAATTCCAAAGCATCTCGATAAAGATCAGTTTTGAGAGTTTTAAAATCACCAAAAACGCGATTCGCTAGCAAACTAGCTTCAGCGATTTCGTGAGCATTCGACTCCCAAGAATCCATCAGTTTCTCAGTTACTAGGAATCGCACTGGGGTTCCGTATAAACGAATAAGCTCGTCAATCATTCCAGTGTTTAGACTATAGTCTGGTTTTTGGTGAAAATTAAAATTCATATGATCTATTAGCTCGATTAGCTTACTTTGATGTTACGAATGATCGGTTTGCGTTTATGGCAAGGATTAACAATAATAATTGATCTATTATAAACCCAATAGCTCAAGTCGCCAGTTTCAGAATCAATCGCTTTTTGGACTTCGTCCGCATATTCGAAAATGCTGAGACCTGCGCGAGACATAGCGGCGTCTCCGGTAGGGAATACGTAGATTCGATCTAGGCGATCATCACACATATAATGCAAGCGACCCATTTGAGCTTTTAAACGCATCATTGGATAAGCGATATCATAAGGACCAACTACACTAAAGTGTACATTTCCCAATTGATAATCCTTCTCGATTTCTGCGATTACGCGCATTACTTGGTCTTGGATGAATTCGTAAACGTCTTCCTGCGTGGTATTCACTACATTTGGGATAGTTGCGTTTTCTGGTACCCCAGAAACTTCCGCAGATTGCAATACTTTTACAAGCTCATCGCGTTGTTGAGAGTTCTTTTGGAATAATACCCAACCGTGTAATGTTGCACTAAACGCTTCCGGTGTATACATGCGGACTAGATCTTCCACCGCGTTAGAAGTGAATCGCATATTCTTACGAGTATTGCTAACATCATACATGTCTACTGGGCTGGATAAAAATTCAATTTTACCAGTAGGATTGTAAGTATCAAAATACGGTTCCACCCATTGGCTTGTAGGGCCTTTAGTCTTCACTACAGGCATAACTTCCGCAACGGCGGATTTTGGCAAAGTTTTGATGGCGCTAGCAATCAGGTTATCTGTTGTTTCGCCATCTAATTGACTTAATACGGCATTTGCGCCGTCTTGGTAAGTTTCCATTTTATTTCCTTTATACTAAAAATTCGGTTAACGCGATTGGCGGGTTACTTCGCCGGAGCGCTAAATTGATGCATCTGAGAACTTTCTTTCCATTCTTTCCAATCCCCGTAGAATTGGCGAGCCCCTTGATCGTAGATTTCTACGTCGTTAGCTACAAACGCTACCGTAAACTCCACGATTTGATTCTCTGTAGCATTGGAAAAACTCAGTTGACTGACATTTTCAATACTGCATCTTTTCAAAGACATCAAAGGCTTGGATCTCCAGGAATCTCGTTCTAATCCGGTAGTATCGTTATGATATCGGTCGCCATAATCGCTGTCTTTCGAAATAAACACGTTGAACGTGTAGTCATCGAAATAGCGATAAGCCTGTTCGCGGAATTGAGCAGTGAACATTTTATAGAATTCCAACTGATTGGAATCGTAAAAAGTCATAGAGAACTTATACTGATCCGGTAAACCATAGTTGTGAGCCCATCGGTTGCCTACCCAAGAAGAAAGTTGTTGCGCGCCAATTTGTGGTAATTGGAGATCTTTAAGGTGCAAACTCAAGCGCTCGTTATCTTTTGGTGACCAAGCTAAAATGTTACCGGTACCCTTCGCCTCATTATCATAATACAAGGTATCCGCGGGAGCGTTTGGGTTGTTGAGCATTTTGTAGTTCCAAGCAAAATAAACCTCAAAACTATTAGCTCTATCCCAGGGAGTTTGGTAGACAACCGCCAAGCTATCACGAAACAGCATTTTCACCTCCTACAGGATACCAATGATGATAACTACCTACTGGTAATAACTTCATATTTTCAATCAAATTATTGTAATGCGATAAATCTAATAATCCTAATCTCATTCTATTGATTTCCTCGAATGCGATATCAATATTATTTAAATGATAATCCAGAACATCCCGAATAAAATCGATATTCTTAAAATCAGACTCGGTTAAACCAACTAACTTAACGCCAGCTCGCGAACACGCTTCATACTTAAATCGGTGATACTCTTCATCAACACCCGCTTCTACTGAGTGTGGATAATCACCATTAATTTCGAATGCGATATTAAATTCAGGTATGAAGAAGTCCAATTCGCGAAGTCTTCTGGTTGTGGGATGCCTCATAAATTCTTTATAAGCGTTAATTTCGTATGTCACACTCATATCATCGAGTAATCGTTTGAAGATATTTTCACACCGGGATGGCCCTTTCTTGTTTACTTCCCTTAATCCTTGTC